GCATCTGCGGCACCCATGTCGGCACCGGGTACTATAGGAGCTTGGCCAGTGACCACGCCCAATGCCTGTTCCAACTGTGTCTTGGCACCTTGCAAGTTCTGCAACAAGCCTGCCAATGCTGCTGTGGCATCGGTGTTGAACTGCATGGCTTGATCCACGCCAACTTCATTCTTGATCTGGTCTACCAAGGCTGGTAGATCCTTGAACTGCATGGCACTGATCTGTTCACTCATTTTTTGCACTTGGTCAACCATGTCTTGGCTGGCCAGCACCACTTGTGCCTGTTGAACTTCGCTGGCTTCTTTGAGACGTTGTTTCAATGAGCGACGTGTTTCCAACATGCCCTTTTGTTTTTGTAGGTCAGAAAGTTCTTTTTGTTTGGCCTTGATTTGATCGTCAATTTGGCGTTGTTGTTGCTGACGTTGCAAAGTCATAGCGGCTGCTGTTTTTGCAGGGTCAGCCTGTGGAGTCATAGTTGCTGTTGACAGGGCCTGCTCCATGACAACTAGTTTTAAATAGGTGGGATTTTGCTCACTGTGATGGAACTCAGGAGTCCTGCGATGTTCAGCTATGACACCACGCACACGCTTGAGCATGCCCTGGGCTTGTTCGCGCGAAATGCCATCAAAATTCACACGATCACCAAAGTAACTTTCGAATACCTTAGCGGCTTGTTTTGTTGGGTTGGCCACGGCCAGTTCTTGCAGTTTCATCTTCAAATCCTCGTTGTTGCGAATATTTAGCCCAGTTCACACATTTGGTCAGTTGATTTTCCAGGTGTTTTTTGTGTATGATCTTGCTTTCCAGTTTGGTTAAAATAATTTCACGTAGTGCAGGATCTCGGCTGCGATCACCTATGCCAGCCCGTGTGGCTATGTCTGCGGTCAGCGCGGCCAACTTGTTGTCAGTGGTCAAGAGTTCTCGTGCTGTGTTGTAGGCTTGATTTTTGTCGGCTATGCACCAGCTCAATGCTGTTCTTGTGGTGGCAAACACACCCACATCTGTGGCACTACAAAACACTCTAAATCCTCGAGATTCCGGCTGGATCCTGTAGCGTCCAAAAACTTCGTACACACCGTCGTCATTTTGCCAGATCACATTGGGCATGAGATCTCGGAATTCCTGGCGGAATGCCCGTTCTACTTCGCGTTCGCTTGTCATTTCAATACGTAGTGGGTGACCAGATATATTACTGTAGCTGACAGGGCACCAATCAAGCCCACGCCCCAGCCGATGAGTTGATCTGTGCGTTTTTCGCTCATGCGTTGAACCATGTCATGCACTTCGCGAATCACATCAGAAAGACTGGAGATCTTGGCGTTTACATGATCCAGTCTGTTTTCCAAGGCATTGTAGCGTTCAGCACACAGTTCCACGTGTGCTTCCAGACTTTTCTTTTCGATGTCAGTGGGTTCAACCATGCTGTGTCTCCATCATGTATTTATAGCTACAGCGGCAAACCAGATATTCTGTCTCGGGCCAGTGGTCACTAGAAAAGGGTCTAGGTCGGGCTCGTTGTTGAGTTCTCCCAACATGGGCACACCTGCGGCATCTTGCCGTAGGATCATGGTGGCATCATCATCAGGACCAAAAGCACCAGCTGTGTCAGTTTCAAATTCAAACATCCAGCGTGTGCCGGTTTGGTCTGGCAACGGTAAAGTGATCTGCATGATTTGTGTGCGCAGGCTCAGGATCTGTTGCAGGGTCTCCCAGTTGCGCTGTTGGTTTCGACTGCGATTCCAAGTAACCTGGTCACGTATGACCTGTCCAGTTGCATCAGTGTAAGGAAGACGAGCGGTCTTGCAGTGGCCCGTGGTGCCTGTGGCTGTGATGTCAAACAGGGTCTGGCACGCAAATCTCATGAGTTTTTCCGACCCAGTTCATAGATAATTTCAACCTGTTCACACAAGCGATCAAGTTCAGCATTGTCTCGACGAGCCTGGAATATGTCTACCCAGCGTTTTTGTTGTTCTAGTTCTTTGAGTTCTTGTTGCAGATTGGGATCTTGCCAATGCAACTCTCGTTTGATGGTTCCGGGTTTTCTAGCATACACCGTGCGGCCGCCGTCGGGACTTTCAAATATAGTAACTTCGGTTATCTTGCTGACTTCCATGATGTATTTACTACAAAGCCCCTTGCGGGGCCTTGTTTATTGCTGACTCACAAACCTGTTAAGTTCTTCGGCCTTGCTGATCACATCCGTGGCGGATGGAAAATCAGGCAAGGTTGGAAACGGTTTGGGATCTCGCGGTGCAATTTCATTGTGATATGTTTCACGACTGGCGTGCCACTCTTGCATTTTGCTTTCGCGACTTTGATACACTGGCGTGCAGAGAATTTCGTTGGCCAGCTTGAGAAGTTCGAGACGGATCTCGTAGGGTGATTTGCTCATGGTATACTCCTTTCTGTGTGTATGTGTGTGTAACATAAGCGTAGCTGTTGCTACAAAAATATTTAGTATGCAAACAAATGGTCAACAAAAAACCCGCCGGAGCGGGTTTGGTGTGGTTACAAATTCAACTGATTATAGATCAGCCAAGTTTGTGAATGCAGCTGTGCCAGTGGCAGAGCTGATGCCGATTGTGCCGTTTGCAGATTGTGCAGCAGCCAAAGCTGTAGCAACGTTGGCAAATGCGCCAGTTGGGTATGTAGCGACTGCAAGAGTTGTACCTGTGGTAACTTGAGCGATAGCCACAGTGGTTGTTTGTTGCAGAGCTTGAAGAACGTTGGAAACGAACTCATTGACACCACCTTCAGCACCAATAGCAGCATTGGCTGTGAAGGTGTAGAAGTCTAACTTAGGACCAGCTGGGTTGAAAGGACCCTGTTGAGCGATGTTAGCTGATTGTGCAATTGAACCGTTCAATACGTCTAGGTTGAATACTGGCTGTGAACCGCCAGAAACTTTAGTGATAAATGCCATGATAAATCTCCTTAATATATGGCCTCATTGGGCCTACTTTTATTTATACCTTTTGGCGAAAATCAGGAGTTAGGTGACCAAATTAGGGTTGTTTAAGATGCGGTTTCCAGCACTGAATCCAAATCTGTTGACCAGCTTGGCACGTCCAGCGTCAGTGGCCAAGACCCAGCCTTCTTGTCCGGGCTGTTGGCGATCCAACTGCGCCAGCATGTCCATCTTGATTTCATGCAACAACAAAAACGCTGTGAATGCGGCTGTGATGCCCGACATGTTGCTTCTGGGACTCTGCAGGTATTCCACTATGTTGTTGTATTTTCTTGGTGTGACATTGGTCTGCAACCAGGCACCAAAGTCTGGCAGAAGATTTTCATAGTCTGTGGTTATACGGCTGTTGATGTAGCGTTTGCAAAGTGCCGGCAAGTCGCTGAGTTGTGCGGCTCTTAGCTCAGCGGGATTGAACAGGCCGTTGATGTCAGTGCCATGAGAACTGATCACTGCACGCAGTTGATCTACGAGTTTTTTGTTGGGTGTGACATTCTTGATGTCTTTGACCGTGGGCTCGATTATGAGCAGGCCCGGCACCGGATCTAGATTCACGCTTCTTATGGGTTCGGCTGCGGCGTCGGCAGTTTTGTATCGGGTATGCACAGCTATGCCCACTTCGCTGGCACCAATGGCCTGACCCAGTTTACTGGCGGCCGGAATACGATACTCCACAAAGTTGGGCTTGAATTCATAGTTGCCCGAAACTTCAGGTGGAGTTTCAGTATACAGCAGATCACCCTGCACATATCCTCGGAACTTTTCAGGTGTGGCAGCTTCCAGCATGGGCCATAGCTTGGCATAAATGCCAATCAAGTCTCCACGTTCTCCGCCACGTTGACTCATGATACCGGCCAGTTGTTGCATGCTGGTGGCACGTCCCTCATACCCCTTGGCGCCGAATCCGCTCTTGTCTGTGAGTACAAAACGACCTTGTTCGTCTCGGCCCCAGATAATGGCAGGTTTGCCATCCCATTTGACTGTGGTTGTTTTTCTAGTGTCTTCGGCGGCTGCACGTATGATGGCCATGGCTTCTTCAATGCCACGGGTGCCGCGATCAAACACCAGATCTTCGATGTGTGGTATTCTGGCTTCGGCTTCCATCAAGGTCTGCTCGATCAAAGGTTGCATGCCTTGTTTAACAATACGATCACGTAACTTGGCCAGGAAATTTACTTCTGTGTATCCGGTTACTGCGGGTGTTTCACTTTCCATAAATGGCAGGCCTTCACGCTTCATGTGTTCACGGAAGTCGGCCAACTTGGCTTCACGTTCAGGATCTGTGCTAAGGGCTTGCAGTATTGTTTCCACACTGGCAAGATCTTGCCGTGTGGCTGTCTTGTTCAGCAACAGTTTGGCCACGGCATCTGGATCATCTGTGATGATCTTGTTGGTTTCACGATCGGCAATGCCAGCTATCTGATTTAGTTTGTAGCCCAGGCTCTTGGCTATGCTGTTCATGAGCACGTTGCGTTCCTTGCCTTTGTATCGGCTATCTGTGGGCATGGCACCCAGCACAAACTTTGACCAAGGTACATTCTGCAGGAACATAAAGTCGGTTTGAACAAATCCACTGTTAGGACGACCGTTGATGGGTGTTTTAAAATGCACCGCGGTGCCTGATTTACGCACCCACTCCTCGGGTTTGAATCCTTGGCTCTGTGCCCAGCGTGTGAGCTGTGCTACCATTTGTTCTTTGCTGACCTCGGCAGTGTCTACGGCAATGTCTAGGTCGCCTGATGTATCCTTGATACCAGTTGATCCAAGAGTGTTGTTTTGTAGATCAAGTCCAGGAACCAGTTCTTCCAACCAGGCCAGGGTTGACTTTACATCAGTTTGATTGATGCGCTGTGTCTCACTGCGGCCATCAGCATCTTTAAATACGTTGCCACCTTCAAAAACATTCATCATATGCCTCGGAAGCCGGCCATGAGCAACAAGGCATCGGCCACAGGATTTCCTGTGCTTTGTACATTGTTGTTGCCAATGTTTTTGACTGCGGTGTTGCCAAACATAGGAAGGCCTTTGACCACGGCTGCATCCATGCTTTGAGTCAATTGTTGCTGATAACTTCTGGCATCACCGGCAGATTGGGTGGATCTGGCGGTGGCCGAAGGCCTGGTGCCAGATTGTGTTTGAGTTCCGGGTGCCTGTGTTTGCGCTATGGCCGCCTGTTGGATCAATTTCAACCATAGTTCTTTTTCTTTTTGTGGTGACAGGTGCAGATGCTG